TTTTATTTAATTTGAGAGAGAGGAGAGTAAAGCATAATAACCATATCACTTGTCAGGTGTCTTAACAGTCTAGAAGTCGTCAAGAAAGTGTGAGCGCGGGAAGAAGCGTTCCATAGTTTCAGGTGAGTCATAGGAGAAGTTGAGAAGGTGGTCGAGAAGCTCTATCCGCTTTGGGAAGCGTTTAAAGTTAATCATTGGTTTTGTGAGAATGTCAGAGTAGAATGTGTAGGAGAAAGTTCGTTCGTCAGGTGTGTAGCCTTGAGATTCGTAGTATTCGAAAATATCTTTGCATGTAGCATAGAGACGTTTAGATAAACCGCATGAGGCATAGGAGATGCCGACAGCCATAGCCATGGTTTTGGATGGTGTTGGGTTCAAGCTCTTAGTGTGGTAGAGCTGAGCAAGGAGGTCGATGTCGTCGCGTTTGGGTAGACCGCGGTTGTTGCGGTATCCAAGGACTTGGACGCCTTGTGGTGTGTTGTGAACTTCACATTTTTCAGGCCTGGTGATTGAGCCGAAGCGTTGATTGTCTATTTGAGCATAGGTAGTCAGAAATTCTTGGTGCATGTTGGGTGGGATGAACACTGCTAGTTGGAACAGTATGTCGTCGCCTTCGCCTTTGTAGAGGAGAATCTGTTGGTCAGAGAAGCCCATGTCGTAAAGGACAGTCATGTTTGTGATGCCGAAGTGGATGGTATCGTAGAGTTGAGTGGTGTATACGCCGGATGGCATACCGAACCATTTTCTGCGGTACATTCTGCCGTCGTGGATGACAGTAGGAGTATTTCGGAAGGAGTAGCATAGCCAGAGAAAGAGTCTGCGCATTCGCGCGGCCTTTTCGGAGGTCCATGTAAGGTGGGTTTGGTCGTAAGCGGTCGTTGGAACGTAGCCGTTATCGAAGTCGAGGAATTCGTTGAGGAACATGTAGTCGATGTCGTCTTGAATTTCGAACATATAGAATTTGTCGAAGCGTGACTTGTCTAGAGTAACGATCGTTGTTCTGATGTATGAGCGTGAGAGCTCGTAATTTAATCGTAACCAGCCGCCGAGGATAGTTTCGTAGCCCCAAAGGAGTGGTGTGTTTCCTGGATGACGTTTAAGCCATGCCATGTAAGACCAGAATAGTTGGATGAAGCCAATGTTCTGTGGTCGTGGGAAACCTGAGATAGATCGAACTTTGTTCGGATCATCTGCGTTGATTATAGCACTTTTGTTGTGCAGGAGGATGTAGTAAAGGTGGTCGTCAAAGGTGTCAATGTCATGTTTGATGTTGTGTATGATGTGAC